GAACTTAGAGTTGCATACTGCTCCTTAAACATTGAATTTGGAGCAGAGTTAATTCTTTGGTCAAGATCAACGTCCTGAGCCATTAACTGCTGTTGACGATCACGCAAACGATCTACGCTACGTAATGTAGCCTCGGCATCAGTCGGCCTACGCAAATCTGCATATACTGAAGCATCAACAAGACCTCTTTGAATTTGTGCCTCTAGCCTTTGAACTTCCGGATTTCCTGTAACAGTAACTGGAGTCAATGCCTCTGGAGCAGACACAGTAGGCAACATTTCGCCACGACCTGTTAGACCGACACCGCCAGAACCAGTTAGACCTATTTGACGAGGAGCCAATCCACTCGTTAGACCGCCAACCATTGACTCTAGTTGACCTTCTTTGCCTGACGTAAAACCAATATCTCCAACTTGCTCACCCGCTGTAATCCCTCTAAATGTTGATGGAGGAGCAGTAGGAACAGGTGCAGGACTAGGAGCGATACTAGGCATAGCAGCCTCTCTAGCCGCCTGAAACTGACTTCTTTCAGCTAATAGTTTCAGTCCGGCTGCTGGATCAGCCCTAACGTATGCCTTAGTCGCAGCATCAATCGTTGGGTCTGCTAATACTCTATTCACAGCTTCAATTTGAGCCTGAGACTGCTGTAGCTTCATTACGTTAGACATCTGGTTAATGCCAGATTCATAGGTCTGACCAGCACCAGCAAAGCCAGCACCTAGAGCCGTTAAGACGTTCTGTAGCGGAGAGCGACGATAGCCCTGTGGACTCATACCCTGAGCTAATGCACCAGCAGCACTTAGCAATCCACCTAAGTTAGCTCGGCTTTCTAAAGCAGCACGATCTTTTGGGTCGGTTAATAGACCCTGATACATAGCTGGTGTACCAGTAAATATCTTTGGTAGGAAATCTTCAATAGCCATACGTCACCTTAGATCAGACTAATTCTTGGGCTACCCATTGCATACTGTGTAGGCTGTTCCATCTCAAATTGCTGACCACGCATCAACCCCGGTGGAGGAGCCATCTGAGGAGGAGGCTCAGGAGTTACTGCACTTTGTAACGCACCCATTCCCATTTGAGTAGCAACAGGATTTTGGTTAGCAAATGTATTCAAAGCACTCATCCCACCAGACAACTGATTACCAATCGTTACAGGCGCAGTTGTTGATCCGATAAGACCTGTAGAACCACCTGTAGCCGCATAAGTAGGCATCGTAGGATTGGCAAAAATAGTACTAGCACCCGGAGCTATTGCCGAGGCTGGTGTCGCAGCAGCACCTACCGCGCTAGTTCCCATACCAGCAGTACCCATCAAAGCAGGATTAGCTCCACTCATCGCAGCAGTAGACGCAACATTACCTGCACCCATCGCACCACCCATAAACGCACCACCAGCAGCACCACCAGCAGCACCCAATAAAGCACCCTTAAGAGGATCACGTTTATTGGTCATCGCACCAACAGATGCGCCAATCATCGCCATAGTTACTGGATCACCCATTATTTACCTCCAGACGGTGTAGATGTTGACTCAGAACGAGTCTCCAACGGCGCACCATAGAATATATTAGCAGCACGTTGCAATCTTTGTAACGGTAGGTCTTGAGCAGCCAATCGACCTTGGAGAGCCTTTTCTTCGTAGCCTTCTCTAGCCTGACCAACTTTTAACAATTTATCAATATCTGCATAATCAGCAGCAGACATTGTAGGAGCAGCCGTAGAAGCCGCTACTTGTCTAGCTCTTTCAGCTTCGGCTGATTCATACGCCAACTTACCACCCTGTTCCGCTAATGCGCGAGCAAAGATATCCTGAGCCTTACCAGTTTGCTGACCCATTGCAGCCGAGCCATAACGACCAGCCGAGGAAGCCTGAGACTGTAAGTTTTGAATATTCTGGGTATATTCTTCACCAGATAGACGATTTGCTTGCTGTAGCGCACCGCCTAAAAACGGATTAACACCACGACCTTGAATCGTAGCTAACTGTTCAGCCTGACCAGCACGAAGTAGCGGAGAACCGCCTACAGCCCTCTGTCGAGCCGCTTCAAGGGCTTGCTGAGTAGCCTCTGACGGAGCCGCAGCCAAGGTCTCAGGAGCCGATGGCATACCCTGATAAAGCCTCTGAGCTTCACCTAGTGTATAAGTGATAAAAGGCTTAAATTCTGGAGATATTTCCGACTTTGATGTTTGCGTTTGACCGCCGCCACCACCACCCATATTAGACCTCGCTTATCCACTTTCTAGGCCTGAAACCGTAAGCCTTAGCCCTGCGATCCCATCCCGGTCTATGACTCGTAAATGTTAGGTATTTGTTACCACATTCCCTTGCCATATTTTTGATGAATTGTAAACCTTTTTGCACCATCTGATAATCATTTTCTAACGTCCATGCTGCCCATACGTGGAGTTCTTCCCCCAATGGTTGCAATATAAAAAACGCTTTGAAATGGTTATCCTCTAGTCCAACCCATAGGCCAGATTTCTGATTCCAGCAGTCCGTGTACACATCTTCCACGATCCAACTTTCAGAACTGACACTCTTAATTTTGTCTAACCCCGGCTTGACGCTCATCCACCACTTTCTGAGTTGGTCAGGCTCGATATATTTCCATTCTGTCATCCGACTATTATGTATCCGTAAGTTTTGTCCGCAGTACTATTAGCCCAATGACTAATGGTTGCCTGACCTTGTTGTTGAGTAGAAACGTACAAATTCGTTGTAGCTGATGGCGCAACGTAAGACATAGTAACAATAGCACTAGGAATTGATGGCCTGTCAGGGCTTGTACTCGTAGGGTATTGTTCTAACGAAACGCCAGTATCCGTTGTTCTCCAGAATATCTCAACATAATCCCCTGCGTTCATCTCCATAAAGAAATTCATCGCAGTAATCAAGTGACTCGGATCACCCGTACTCTTTCTCGCTGGCATGTGGAACCGACTATTGGAACCAGCGACGTTAGTACCGTTCTTCTTGAACCAAATGTCAATGTCCTGACCATCATTCGTCGTGTTCTTATACTGGAATGAGAACTGGATGTTGTAAATCCCATAATTCCTGACGTTTAGCCTAGAACTATTGGAAACGTAAACTCCATTGGAATAATCTGTTGTGTTAAAGGTAACTGCGTACCCTGTGGTTGTATTAGCCGCTGTTTGGTCTGTGGAGTCCTGAAACGCCCCATAGGGAGCCGAATCAGCCTCGGCATTAGCAGATACCGGAACAAAGAAAATCAGGCTCTCAAAGCCTATACGCTCGTCGTAGAGAGTCGTTGTAACCGCATTGCTAGTCGCTAAGGTAATTAGACCTGTGTTGTTGGTCTTTCCGTCCATAATGCCACGAACGACCTCAGCAACAGCCCTCTGATCCCCTCCAAATGGCGGTAATGTACGGAATTGCCTCATCGATCACCCTGCTTAACTACGTCTACGTCAAGACCTACAGCAGTTTCCCAGTTTGAACCCGTAGGAGTCAGTCTTAGGCGGTGATATTCACCGTTAGAACGGATAGAAACACGGTTTTCAGCATCAGCCGCGACGTTAGAACCGAATTCCACCTGCTCGTTAAGCAAATCCCGGCTAGAAATCGCCACAGAACCGCTTCCACCGTCCACAGTTGGCCTTACTAACGTCACCGTAGACCGACCAACGTCTATATCACCTGTCGTAATGTTCGCTGTCTTAGGCTGACCAGAGAAAGCAATAATCTTAGCCCCAGAAACACCTGCAAAAAGTAGCTGACCACCAGCAAATACCCGTGAATCTAGAGGAATATCTAGCGCATCAATACTCGCATTGTAGTTATCTACCTGTTCTAACGTTGCTGATGGCGTTAGCACAAAGGAAATGGCATTAGCTGTAGTGTCTGCATACGACCAACGGTCTAAGTTGATCGAGTAAATCAACATACTTTTACCACCGAAAGAGTTATTGAATTTCCATAATACTAACTTTCTAATAGGATCAATAGTCGTACTCATTCCAGTCGGGATTTCGCTAGGAATGACGTTCTTAAAGAACCATCTATTTACTCTTTCAGCACCAATAGCCTTTACTGATTGACCATCGCAAGAATAAAACCCGTCATCCGCTAGGAAATACGTTAGCCCACCGTACTGAGCGATTGATCCGTCTGAAATACAGCCCAAAGACCTAGAGATCGCATCGAATTGAAAAAAGAAAGGGCTACCCGTATAGCTCATACGGTAAATCGCCCTTTCAAGAAATACTAGACCGTATTCCCCACCAGCAAGACCTGTAATATCCCCACCATCAGGAATGATCTGGAAATCAGATTGAGAAGCTGCACCCGGAGTCCAGTCCGTCTCATCATTAATGTCTGACCAATAGACCTTGTTCGCATCCGTTCCATCGTTAGCCGCAACAACGAAATCACGAACCACAGTCACAAACTTAGCCGTAGGAGCAGCAGCAGCTAGGTCAGCAAAGTAAGTTGATACGCCAATCTCATAGGCTTGCAACTTATCCTGACCGTTAGCCAGAATCATCTTAGACCCATACTGCGTTACATCCCAACTCTCAACCGTTGAATACCCCGTTGTTGTTACCGCATCTAAACTAGCATCAGACGAGTCAAACTTGTAAACCTGAGTTGCTCCAGCAGCAAATAAAGCCACCTCACCGCCGAACTTGCCACCAAACGTAATAAGCAAATTCTGAGCAGCAGCATCAGAATAATCAGCCTCAGACCTAAAAGGCGCATAGCCGTTAGCAACGGGATAACAGTTCTTAGCGTCAGTAATCGCCCCTGTTACTCCGGGCTGATCTGGCAACCATTCTCCAAAAGTTAGCTTTGTCGTAGCCATAATTTATGTTTATACGTTAATAACTGCTTTAATTTCTTCTGGAGAATTAGCCGAATCAATAGCAATCTGCATTGCTGCATATTTTTCTCGAATTGCTTGTCGCTCCGCTTCTACTGCTTGAGCATCCACGCCGGGAATCTGTTTCATAATAGTCTCATCATGCGGTTTGAACTCCTCCGCACGAGCAGCACGACGCATATCGTGAGCTATTGTTTTGGCCTTATTGAGGTTAATCGTAATCATGCTACCTCCCTAATAATAGGTTTATTGTTTTCGTCCCAAGCAATAACAACATTATCAGAGCCGATACCGTAGTCCGCGCCTATGCCATCTGGATTGCTAAAATCAGCCTCCCATGCGTTAAAAAACGTACTATCTTGCGGCAGTAGTGCGGCATCAATGATGCGATAGGGCTTACCTGCTGATACGTCTTTTTTTGCTATTTCTTCAATAGGCAGACCACACTCAGCAGCAGGATAAACTACTGTTAGCCATCCTTCATCGTTTGGGTAAATAATTACTTGGCTCATAATTACCTTTTATCGGAAAATGGCTACAGACATATTTGGTGGGTCAAATGCAGTTCCATTCGCATTAGCAGAAAACCTATACGCACTAGCCGTTTTACTTGTGACACCATAATAGTTTCGTGAGTTACCAGCACCATCGTTTGCTATACCAAGTGCCATCGCGTAATTCTCGTCTGGCATTGCATTAGTAAAAGTAGCGGTGTAGTTACCTATACTATTTCTTGAAACACTTGTCATATTTCCGCTTGCTAATATCGTTCCTGTTGAAGGAGTAAAAGTTGCCCATGCACGACAGCCGTAAGCCGTAGCTACAGAACCATAGCCAGAGTTGAATTGAAAGTTAGCACTAGAATCAAATCGACCGACCTCCACGCCACCTTCAGCAAACGCAATCGTATCCGCAGCAGGAAAGAATATGCCCGTGTTGCTGTCTGTGCCTTCATAGGAAGGGTTGGACGCAGTACCATCTACGCCTGATATACCGTTCGTACCATCAATAACTACAGTCATCCCACATCTCCTCTAAGAATGGGATTGTTATTTTCATCCCACCCGATAACATCTTTTGTAGAGCCAATACCGTAATCAGCACCTACTCCATCAGTCAAAATAGAAGGGTCTACCTCCCATGCACTACGGAATGTACGATCAGAGGGAATATCATCCGTTGTAACAATCTTAAACGGCCTACCAGTAGGGACATCCTTGAAAGCAATTTGCTGAACTGTAAATGTTTGCAAAGCCTCTGGTGAAGGCACTACGATAGAAATCCCGCCTTCATCATTTTCGTAAATTATTCTAGGTTGCATGACTGACCTTTAACGAAAAACAGCTACAAGGTTGTATGTTACGTCTATGGTGGCTGTTGACGGGGTTCTCGTTATAAAAGTAAAGGTTGACGCAGTTGGCGCAACAATGACGTTTGATGTGTTTATGTATGGGTTGAACAACGCAAGAATTGACTGCCCAGTAGAACCAACAGTCACATATTGTTCATCAGGCATAGCAGTTGCAAAGTTCACCGAGTACCAGCCAAGTCCACCGTTATCTGTAATACTTGTTACATTAGCTGATCGTCTTATAGCAACTGTACCTGTACCGTTAAAATTAACCCACGCTCTTGCACCATAATAAAGTGGGCTACCAGAAGTCGTTTCTACAAGTTCACCAGTAAGCTCATGAGAGTGAGTTGTGCCTGATGCAGAATTTGTTGTTGTGTTAGTTAGAGTGCTTGGCGTACCCATGTTAACCGTAATACTTCCAGCACCATTAGTAATCGATAGCCCATTACCTTGAGTTAATGTGGCTTTAGTAAGTGTGTTGCCAGTTGTATTGCCAATTAAAAGCTGACCGTCGGTATAAGATGTTTGACCTGTGCCACCCTGAGCTACACCTAAAGTATTTGAAAGCGTAACAGCACCAGTAACTGTAAGTGTTCCCGGTATAGTTACTGCGCCACCAGATGTCGTGGTTATAAAATCTGTACCGCCTACCTGAACGGATGCACTTCCATCAACATTCGCTTTAATACCTGCGGTCATTTTTTACTCCCACATGATGTTGATGGTGCCAGCGTCGAAGGTGTCGGATGGATTTCCGCTTGCACTACCAATTACGCGCACTCTATCTAATGCTGCTCCGGTTGTTTTATTCCCTGAAAATAAAAACAAAGTTCCGGTAGAACTTGTCCCGATAACGCCACTAGCAACCCATATATTTCCTGAGATATTTGTAAGAACCATATGTCCACTAACCAAAAACGCAGAACTTTGAGAGGTGTATTCCATCCCAAAACCAGTAGTAAAATTTATAGCGGCTGCTACACCGGGGTATCCTCCAGTAACTACGCCAGCCGTGGCGTTATATGAAGCTATTTCATACCCGCTAGAAGTTCCTAACTGAACTTGAAGCGGATTTGCGCCGTTTGTGCTAACCCCGCTAAACATCACCGTAATCCGCTTTGCCCACGACGGTATGCCAGTGAATTCAATCGACGTACCGGACGTCGAAGCAACAGCGGTACCCGACACAATCGGATACAAACTAGTCGTTACACCTGCTACTTGCAAAGTACCTGCCAACGTCGCATTTTGCGAAGCGTTTAACGTCAAAGCAGTCGTACCCGCACCTGTACCCGTCTTGAGTTCTAGTATGCCGGTATTATCGGGAGTTATTTTTAACCCGTTTGTGGCATTTCCTGCTGTGATTATTGTTGCCATGTATAACCCTTAAACAACTACCAATCTAGAACCATCAGCTATCGTTAGCGTTACACCATTTGCAACCGCTACAGTCCCTGCACTCATTCCGTTGTAGTTAGCTGGTATCGTTGTATTCGCATTTATTGTGCTGGCAGTCAAGTAAATAGCCGCAGTACCAGCACCACCATATACAGCGTTACCCTCATCTTCGTATGTTGACTTACTTGCTGGGTAGGTAACAAAAACATCTTTGCTATTACTTGCAAAATTGATTTGTGTGGTTGTTCCTGATGAATTTGACAATACGATATCTCTGGAAAGAGTTGTTCCAGATGCCGTATATGTGCCTATCCCTACTTCCCAAGTGCCAGCGTTACTATCAACTATTGTGTAAAAAGTTGTATTGCCGTTGCCAATAGCGGCAAAAGATTGGAAACCATTAGCCGCACCAGCAAGCGTAAGTGTTCCAGTTCCCGCAGTTGTAGTCGTTTCTTTTACACGATCAGCTAAAACAAGTGGCATTACACCCTCGACCAGTTATTAGAACTTCCACTCACCTGTGTCCATGTGTTGCTATTTGCTGCAACTACATCCCAAGTGCTTGAACTTGGATTTATTTCAGTCCAAGTATTATCAACCGCAGTTTGCTCAGTCCATGTATTTGCTTCAGGAACAACATCCGACCATTCCTCGCCAACTATCCCGCCATTTGCAACAATAGTCGCTAACGCATTAACAGAGCCTATTCCAGAAAGAACTAACCCGCCAGTACATACAACAGTTGCCACACCATTAACTAAAGCATTGCCTTGATAAACCACACCGCCATTAGCTGTGACAGTTGCTTGCGCTGCGACAGAAGCTGATGAAGTCCTGATTCTGTTTCCGTCAGCAGTAACAGTTGCATTAGAGGCAACAGCAGCATTGCCGAACTGTATGCGTGTTCCTAATGCCGATACTGTTGCAGTTGCATTAACAGAGGCATTTTCTGAATATATCGCAGTCGCACTAGCAGATACCGTTGCTAAACAATTAACTGAAGCAACAGCATTAGATAATTTGCCACCATTAGCAGAAACGGTAGCTACACAACTTACTGACCCTGAATTAGTTCGTATCCTTGTTGCATCGGCAGTAACTGTGGCAGACGCATTTACACTCGCAGTACCAAATAGAACAACCCCTCCAGCTAAGGAGGAAAATGGTGTCTGCGAAAATGCGCTTATGCCGAACATAATTTAAGCAAGTGTCACAGATAGATTACCAATCGCAATCTTAAAAATATCGCCCGTGTCAATCGTCTTAGACGCATCTAAAGCTGTGTGATAGAGCAAGTTTCCAGTTGTTAAGGCATCCATGATGCCGATCCAGCCAACTGTACCCCATGATCCAGTTGCAGCAGGGAACTCAATCGCAGCAGAGTTTGTTGATACGCCGTTACTAGGTGCGCCAAACGTAATAGATTGACGAGCATAAGACCCGCCAGATACTTCAGTACCCGTATTAGCGTCTGTTGGATCGCTGGTAAACAGACCCAAATAAACGACTGACGGACTGGTGTAGCTTGTGTTTCTCAGAGTCGCGTTAATAAGCGCGTTCTCAAGATAATTCGACATCTCTGCCATGATTTACCTCACGTTATAAGACATAGACATAGGCTGACCGCTGTATTCACTCGATTGGTCAGAGTTCGTAATCGCCGTTACAGCACGATCGTATAAGGTTGCCCATGTCTGGATACGGGCATCATTCATTAGGTACGGCTCTGCTTCCGCTAGTGACGCATACAGCAAAGCATCAGGATAGTTAGCTAGGAAGATGTTGCTAGCGTTCGTATCCGACAATAATGGTGGCTTGCCGTAGTACAACATCTGGAGAACGTAAGTACCGTCTGGAGATGGTGCTAGCTGTATCTCAGAGCCTAGAATCGTGTAATCGACAGGCTTACCACCCTCTGTAACCCTAGACTCAGCGTAGAACGAATTAGGAGCCTTGTAGCGCAATGTAGTCACCGGATTAGTGTTCAGGTGAATATCGCGCATCTCTAAGAAGTCTGTAGGTAATCCAACAGTAGAATCCCCACCTGTAGTCGATGCCGTTGCGACAATCAACATCTGCCGAGTCCGAATGTCTCGACGTAGCCTTTCCTCAGCTAGTCGGATAAAGTCGGGTATCACCGATGTTAGATCACTACGGGCTAGATAATTCGCTACCGTAGTCTTTAGTTCCGAATAGCTTGCAAATGGCATATTTATTCCTCTAACTGCTCAAAGTCCTTCCAGCCATATTCGTATGTACCTATGTGCCTAATGTGCATCGATAGCTCATGGTCTACATACGTCTGAAAGCCCTCAGAACCAGCCTTGACGCAGAAATATACATCCTCACCACATACACCGTTAGAACCCCATCCAGCATCAAACCAAGGTCTACCAGTCTTCTCAAATACTTCCTTACGGATCATTACAGCACCAAACCCAACCGCTGTAACCTCCTCAATTCCCTCTTTACCGCGAGAATCTACATTCGACCACTTACGAACCTCAGTATCCCCATCCATGTACCTAGTCAAAACCTTTGCCGTAGGTG